TTCTGAGTTGTATCCTCAGCGCAACAGCAAAGAGCTGCATCTTTTGCTTTTTGTATATTGTTTTCAGCCACATATCGTACCAAAGCAAGCTGATTCCTCGTCATTCCCATAATTTATTTCCTCTACTAAATCCTAATTTAATTACATACCTGTACACTGGTGACTTTCGATTGATGTTCCAAACCATCTTACTTGACGCAAAGGAATATGCCTATTTGTGCCATCTTCTAAGCGCATCCACAACAAATCAGACCCAAACCGAATTTCTGTACAGCGAAAATCTTCTTTATAACCATCAAACCATCTTACTGTCACTACATTAATTTTCATATTTTCCATAACATTCCTCCTTTATTGTAATGGTTTACCTAATCTGCTTCTCCAATAGTTGTCTTCGCATTCTTGTACCCTTTGTTCCCATTCTTTTTTAATTTCATATTCTTTTTTTGATTTTTGTTTATTTTCATACTCCTGTTCTAAAAATATTTTATTTCTTATATTTTCCAACATCCATCGTTTTTCCCATTCCTGTCGATTCATTAATTCATAACCTCATGAATACACTTTCTACGTCTAAGTGTTTCCCACACCACGGACATCTGCAATATATTTTACCTTCAAAATTCAACATAGAATATCCATCAATATCACTATGCCATCCAATCTTACAAAATAATTTTTTAAGCCATTTCAAGCGATATCTTTTCGCCAAATAATACAACATGGTATTTTATTCTCCTTTCCTTACAAAACACGTCTTTCATTTGCCATATTGATTGCAGCCTGGTATACTTCTACAGGATCGTTACCGGCTTGAACATTTTTGATAACCTGTTTAATTATTTCTCCAAAATCATCAGACTTTAATGATACTACCGGCATGTTCTTTACAATCTCATCTCCATTACCAGCTAATACATTTCTAATGAACTCGCCATGGTCGTTAATGTATTGTCTATTTTTCTCTTCTGTTAATCCAATATAATTCATAGTAGTCTGAAGATCTGTGTGATTGAACAGCTTCTGAAGAGATAATAAACAATCAGGATCGAATGGATGAGTCTTATGGATCCAATAACCGAAGGATTTACGCAAACTGTGAGAACTTACAGCATATCGAATGTTAGCTGCCTCTACCGCCTTCTTTAACTTCTTTCTATAATCATCTGTCTGATGCTTTACAACATCGTTATACTCAACAACATAATGAAGATATTCACCAATCGTCTCATATTGTTTCTGCTTTTTGTAATCTGAAATAATATTTTCTTTTCTTTTATCAGAAAAATCCTTTTGTAACGCATCACACCAAATCTCTACATTTCCATATATAATAGAATTAACATCCCTCTTTAACCAGGTTGTCTTAGGATCATATTCAAAAATATAATCATTGTAATGCTTCATCGGATCTACTTCTGTATGCTGCAAATAATTATCAACTGCTTCCCATACCATATTACTTACTGGAATGTTCGTAACTTTGCCAGTCTTCTGCTCTTCAATGGTGCCAATCTCATTCTTTCGATTTCCATTTTCATAATACAGATCCGACCACTTCATCATTACAGTATCCCCAATACGTCTTCCAAGAAGAAGCTCTAACATAGTAATCAGATATCCATCCCATTCATTATTATTTTCAAACCACTCGACAACATTTTTAATATCAGCCATGTTCCAAAAAGGATAAACTTCAGTCTTACCTTTCTTCTTTGTAGCATATCTGTTCTGTTCCATAATCAAATCCTCCTAACTATTTATTCTCTATTTCTATATAATCTGCGATTGCATTTGCAATTACTTCAGCTACCTTTTTCTTTTTAAGTGAATTGTATATAGACTCTGTATTCCAAAACACATCATTGAAACTTGCTAACTCGCCACCACAATGCCAATTTGGTATCGAAAAGAATCCACCGTTGATGTACTTGCCAAAAATCACATTGTAGTTATTTCCATCAAAATTTATACTAATATGATGCACATCGCTTATAGCAGGATCTCCAATATAACAAATTTCATATCCCATAATTTATTCTCCATTCTAATTTTTTGTAACAATAAAAAAAAAGAAGCAGATTATTCTGCTTCTTAATGTCAATTATAATTAACAAATATAATATTTTTGTTTAATTTAATTTACATTCCCAAATATTCTCCTGATTTAATCCTTTCTTCTCTCCGTTTTTTCATCCTTTCAATTTCTGTTTTTTCATATTCATTAAACTGATTATAAGACATGCCGGTTACTAATAAGTATGCATCATCAATAGTCATAGATGATGTAAGCGTTTTTTCATTAAATTCACAACAGTACTCATTACCATCTTTTGATAACTCATACAGTTCTCTCATTGTATCATCAAGATTGCAATTATATAATTTTACTGCCCTTTTCATCTAAAACCTCCTTATTCTGGTACGTTCATATGCTGTCCAAAATCCTCAATATACTCGCCATGTTCCTCTGTGATAATAGAATGAATAATCCGTACATTCTCTTCTATAACATTGACTGCATAATAAATACCATGATTTTTCTCATTCTCTTTAATATTCCGTAATTCTAAATTTGTTCTTAATAAATAGCTAAATCCTTCCAGTCTGTTACAAGCTCTCTGCAACATTTCCACATTTTCTTTTTCCATAATTTGTTTAGTTTTTTCTTCCATGTTATTTTCATATCGAAATGTCTGTTTCAAAAATATCAGTCTTCAATTATATAATCTTTAAAATTTTTATCATATAATCTCCTACTTATACTTAATTCTTTTCCGTTTACATCTTCAAGAACTAGATGATCATCATTTTTAAACTTGCAAGCCCATAATGAACCTTTGTTTATTATTTTTTTGTGTAAAACATTTTCTCCAACTACTTGAAAATCATTAACACATATCCGAATATCTTTATCTCCAAAACAATTGTTGCAATCATTATTACAATTATCTCCGAGTATATGTTCATAGTACAATTCACACGAAATAAATGCCATTCTATCTTTCCACCTTCCATTTGAAAACAATCTTTTATCGTTTAATTTTATATAAAACTGTATCTATAAAAAAAGATAATATAATAGCAACAATAATGAATGGTTCAATCTTATCTATTTTATTTAGAACTAAACACAATAAAGTTGCTACAAGACTTAATACCGCACTTATCAAAGACACTCTTTTTAAATTTTTACCAGCAACCAAAATTCCAAAAAGAAAAAACAATAACGATATTTCTAAACCACCAATTATTTTCATCTTTCTCCTTATCACAGTCAATCTTATCAAATTTATTTTATCTTTTGTATTTCTATATCACCGATTTGTCGCATACAGTTATAATTAGATACTACAACTTCTAAATCATCTCGTAACTCTTCTATTTGACAGATTCCTTCAATATACTCTTCAGGATTATTTTCCTCAACAGTTAAAGTTATTTTGTACTTAGCCATATTTTTCTCCTCTACTTTATATTTTTAATTTATTTATATTCATAATTAATTTGTCGATTATCAATCATCATAGTGCCTTTATTATCAATATGATTAAAAATAAATGTAGAATCCATTATATCTGATAAATCTAAGGCTAATGAATCAACACCTATAAACTTTCCAGATACGATCACCGTCTCGAAATATCCTTCTTCTTTTTCTGTATCAAATGGAATTCCAATAACCAACTCATCAGAAATATCTACCAACTTTTTGTATCCAGTTTTATTTTTTATTTCTGCAAATGTAATAACCGCCATATCTCCGATTTCTGTGTATCCTAGGATTTCATATTTTTCGTTTGTAATTGGATACGGTTTATTCATTTTTATAAGTTTTCCAGTAAAATTAGAATAATTTGTCATTATAATCTCCTACTCATTCGTCTTTTTCGATTATCGTTCCAGGACGACTATTACAATAAATTACTTTATCACCATAATCCAGAATAATATTTGCCGAGAATGGAGAACAAATATCATATCCCATTCTTTTTAAATCGGCTACGTTTTTATCTGAAACTTCAGCTTCAATCATTAGTGTCATATTGTTTTCTCCATTCTCTTAAAAACAATTTTTTATTGTGTTTACATAGCCATTTCAAATTCATAAACATCAAATTCATCATATAGCTGCCATTTATTGTCACCGAGATACGAAACATCAATATCTCTCATTCCTCTTGTCAGGTATAATTTATCTCGCTTTCCATCTACAATCTCTTTCATTCTTTTAAGAATTAATTCTGATGGTTGATCTACCTGAATCGGCATACTTCCATCGCCTTTTGAATCTTTCCAATGTAATACAAATAAATTTTTTCCTTTGACACTTTTTATTCCGTCTATGGTACAATCATAAAATTTCGGTCTATATCCCATATTGCTCATATTCTTATCTCCATTCTCTTGAAAGCAATTTTTCATTTGGTTTCCATGTCAGCAAATGTTTTCCAATATACATATCGAAAACGGTAGTTATCTGCTGTTTCTATAATATCCTTATCCCAATGCCATTCGATACAATTAGCACATCTTTTACAATAAGACTTTCCATCTGAGGTACATTGATTGCATCTATTACTTATAGCTAAACAGTTTGTTGCTGTTCTTACTATTTCTTCAAGGTCTTTCAAATCGTCAACTTCACTATAATCGGTTTTTGTATTCATGTATTGGCTAATGTACCATTTTATAACTCGTATTTTCTCTTCTTTTTTCATGCCATATAATTTCTCCATATCAAGTGAATGAAATCGTCATTTAATTGCTTCCCCTTTATAATTCACGTAACATTCCTCCTGCAAAAATTCCTCTGTTTGAAGTTCTTGATAAGTATAGCCAAGACTTCTATATGCAAATCGCTGCATAAGATGTAATATCTCTTCATCAGTTCCTGTGCGTAATTTTTCTAAGTTTATCATTTTTATCAGTTCTCCCACTAAACATTTCTTATTACCAATAAAAAATTCCCCATCTAAATACTTTTAAGAATATCATTACAATAATAAATATTGAAAAAGCAAGTAACCCTTGTCTAAATAATTTTTCTTCTTCTTTAGTATTCTTTTTGAACCAATTATTGATACTATTTACTTTTTTCTTCAATTTGGTCACTTCCATTTTTCTACCTCCAATCATCGCAAGAAAGTTAAATTTCAATCTTTTTCCTTATATCTATTCCTAAAACACCAGGATCTTGTTTACAATAAATAAATTTCAAAGTTGGATTAAGTGTAAACCATCCAGAAGCTCTTGCATCATCAATTAATTCCACTGATTTATAACCTTCTTTTTTCTTCTTTTTAAGAAAATTTATTACACTATCAATATCTGAACTAATTTCCATTTACCTTCCTCCTGAAGCTTAGATTTCCTCTTGATATAATTTCTCTAACCACTGATTCATATTTCTCTTTTCAAAATAGTCAATGAGAAATTCTTTCTGTTTATTAGTAATTCTTTTTTTATAATCTCTTGTGACAAAGAAATCATATTTATGTGGACTATGAAGTAAAATGAATCCAAGTTCACATAACTTATCGCCAGGATCTTCGTCACATTTTAATTCAATATTTCCATTTCTATATTCATTTAATAAATATTGAGAAGCCCATGCTTGATGATTTCCAAATTCGACAGAATAAAATGTGCCATTTGGAGCAAGCCAACCATAATTTTCTTCTTGACTTTCTATATTTTTATCTGTCAGATTACATTCAATAATTTTATTTCCTATAATCTTTTTTCTACCTTTTATGACATCCCACGCATCTTTCGCACACTGATCTAAATATTTACCCATAAAATTACACCTCAATATAAATATTAGATTTTCCCTTTTAGTTCAGGCATATTTTCTAATATATAAGCACGAGCAGCATTCCAGTTAATAATGTTATTTTTATCTGCAAATAATATTTTTCTCAATACACACGCTGCGCTCTGATCTGACATCTTTGCAAATATTTCTTTTGATATAAACGCTTTTATATCCTGATTTTCAATACAATCTTCATTTTCACGAATGATATCTTTTACGTGATTTATAATTATATTCTTATATTCTTCGACCTTTTCATTGTCTTCGATACTTTCAAAATACTCTATTCGATCTATGTCAACTCTTAAATCATAAATTCCATTCATAATTATCATTCCCTTCTTGACTTTTAGAACATATGTTTGTATATTATTATTCAGGAGGTACAATCATGACATTATCTAATTCCATTTTTGATGCGAAACACATACGCTGCGTTCCAGTTATCGCTGTATTTTCTTCTACCGGTGATATCAAGCCATTGTACGTAACGATCAATTGGGTCAAACTAAAAATAGAAACATATACTGTCCTTGATTCTACCTTTGGCGACAACTGGATCAACTTTTTGTGCACCGTTGTTGATCACGGAAAGCAGAAACAATTTAAACTTCAGTACAACCTCCATGAACATGCATGGTTTGTTGAGACAAAATATTTTTCATGATTTATTCAATTATAATTAATAATATACAACTGCAATATAAACTCCAGCTCCGCAATTTCCGTTTTTAGCTTCTTCATATTTAATAATGTATTGATAGCATTATCTTCATAATTTTGAGAATTAATATTATTTTCCATATCAATTTTCAAAAAATCTTGCATTTGTTTTAAATCTCGCTTTTTAGTAGCTAAACGCTGTTCCAATACATCATTCATATTATCAACTCCATCCAAAGTAAACTTACATTTCTTAGTAACATTTAGTATTCAATTCTATTGGCAATCTCTTTTATCTTATCTGCATTTAATGGTGCAACTGCATCTACTAATCTACCTTTAATTTCTTTATATTCTTTTGAATATGGATCAAATCCAGATAATTGACACCAATTTTCAATTTCTGCTTCTAGTTTACTTGCTTTTTTACAAGCTTCATTTTGTTGTTTGATCTTATTCTGTATATATTTAGGTATCTCCACACAAATTTTTTTCCTTTCGTTTCACATAAAAACTTGGTTTCCTACGCAAAAATACTATTATCCAGCTTATCCATTTTAAAAGCTGCTTCTACTTTAAATAGAAAATCTAATTGCTTTTTTACAAATTCAACCATTTCTTTTTCTGTATCAAAGTAGTATTTTCTTGAATCCCAACACTCAGGATCATACGAATCGTTACCTGTTAATTCGCTACATAGCAATAAATATTTTTTATACATATAATTAACCAACCTCTCCAACAAAACTATTATTTCGTCTTTCTATTAACAAACCAAAGAAATACTTCTTCAATTTGATTTATAGTTCCGTTAATGTCATCACATTCACCATTATTTAAAAATGCAAGAGCTTCCGTTTGTGGTTCATCGCTGTCCCGTGCTACACAAGCAATCAAATTCTCAATAGGTACTCCGTATGACTCAATCATCTCTTCAAGTTCACGTTGAATATATTTTGCTTTATTTTGTATATTTGCATACTGTTTGAGTTTCTTTTTTATCTCATATGGCATATTTTTCATACTAAACCTCCGTTTAAAATGAAACAATCATTTACATATTTCTTTCAAGTTCGTCTAAATAATCTAATAATTCATATAATACTTGGTTTCTGCCTTCCACGTAATCGTTCGTCCAGCTAAAGGCATTTAAAAGCACATTGATCTTTTCACGAATTTTATCAATCGCTTCTTTTCCTTCATTCATATTTTATTGTTCTCCTTTTTCTTTTAAATCTGTATCAACTTTGCATTTTCCGTATTTATTAATCATCCTGGTATACAGATTTTTATATTCTTCCCCTTGCTGCTTTAAAAAATTTGCAAAACTGCACTCACATCTCTGAAATAATACATCTACTCCATAATGTTTAAACATATTTTCAAATCCCTCCTTTTACAAAACATAGTGCCATTTAATAAATAGCACCATTAAAATAAATCACTATGACTACCAGTTCTTGTCAAGTACAAATACAGTACCTCTTCATCATATTCGTATATCAATAACCAATCCGGTGTAATATGACACTCTCTTCTACCACTATAATTACCGGTAAGAACATGATCTTTATTTTTTTCTGGAAGAGTTTCTCCGTTGGCCAGTTTCTTTATAATTTCACTTATGAGTTTTAAATCATATCCTCTCTTTTGAATGCGTTTTAAATCCTTCTGAAACTTATTAGTTGGTTTAATCTCATATTTCATGTCAGCAGCTCCTCCATCATCTTATCTACATCTGTATAAGATTTTCCGACAGAAGGATTCTTTTTCATTTCATCAACTTCTTTAAATGCTTCTATCGTTTCCTCATTCGGCATTTCCCTAGAAATATAAAACGGAATCCCTTGCTCTCTAATTGCTTGTTTTGCTGCCATGGTAAAAAACGTAGTCATATCAAGTCCTAAATCAGACATAAGATCCTGAAGATCTGTCTTAACCTTTTCATCTATCCTTACAGTTACACTTGTATTAGCCATATAATAAATCAACTCCTTTCTTTGATATTATTATATTCTCCATTTTTCATATTGTCAATACAATGTTAATACGCTGTTATGACGATTTTGTAAAGAAATTCGAGTTTCGAGTGTTTATCTTCTTACACTCGCTTTTTGTTCCGCTTCCTGTCTAGCCATTCCTCTGTTGATAAGATCTCTTGCCACTTTACTATCTGGCATAATAGCATGTGTTTTTCCTAGAATATTTAGTTTATTATATTCTTCCTTAGTAATAATAACACCATAATCACCAGGAGCACTTGAATTTAATCTACTATCAAATGTATAAAACTTCCTATATTCTCCATAACACTCATATAAGCAACTAATAAATTTGCCAGTAGAAATTTCACATGTTTGACGTTTTCTCTTTTCAGGAAAATATTTTGCATAAGCAAGTTTTCCATGTTCGATAGATTGCTGCTTATCTATCTCATCCCATTTCCTTTCCATAGCAAGCTGTTGATCAAATTCATCTCCATAAACATGATTACTAGAACATCCAACAGTATAATTATGTCGGTTGTCATATTCATCGTACTTGACATCCTGATAAGTTCTTTCTCCATTTACAATTTTTCGACCTAATCTGTCAAAGCAGACATTATTTCCGTCATAATCCTGAAAGGAAGATGTTCTCTTAGCATGAGCATTGTCACTTGCACAACTAATACCACTACCAATACAACAAGCTCCAAAAATCAAACCTATAATACCCATAATTATACCTCCTGTGTTTTTATCTATCGTTTCTCTTCTGATCAAGTAACCAAGGAATACCAAAAACCACAAACAATCCCGTTCCCCACGCAATCAAATCTAATAACATAATTTTGTCCTCCTTTATAATTCCATTATATCACTCATATGTACCATTTTCAGTACTCAATTCCGCACGTTACCTAACGAAAACTTACTTTTATTAGCTTATATCAGCCAATGCATCTTCAATATGTGACATAACCGTCCAAAGTATTTTTATCTGTGCATCCAAACGATTTTTTACGTTTTCATCGGTTTGTATCATATATGCTCTATGTATTTCTTCGATCATAGTATCAATTTCGTCGTTTATTCTTTGTCCACAAATGTTATATCCATATTTCATATCCTCATTCATTGTATATTCTCCTCTACTAAATGATCATATTAAAAACTTTTTCTAACTAAATCTGGCTTTCATTTGCTATGCAAAACATTTGTATCTGCTACCATAAACCCGTGCATCATCATGATTATATACAACATTAATAGAGTATTCTGTGATGTTGTATCCGTTTTCCATTTGCCATTCCTTGAAGAGATCTTTAGCTTCGCTTCTTGATTCAGCACAAAATTGAACGCTCCCAAAATCATCAATATTTTCATCGTATGTAAATTCATATGTTTTCATATTACACTTCCTCCAACAAAACAAAATCAATAGCTGCTAATGCCTTTGCCGTGAATACTTCGTCATATTCTTCATCGTAACTTGTCACATCAATAAATGCTGTCTGATTGAATTCGTCAAATTCAATACATTCAATATCGTCTGGATAACCTTCGTCATCATTTTCCAATAATTCTTTCGCAGCTGAACAACACTGAGCCATATGTAGAATTTTGCGTTTTAATTCATTTACAGTTCCAACGAATTTATAAAATACAACTTCCGGTGTTTTGCTGTTTGTCTTTGTAATGATCCACTGTTTCTTTTCCATGTTTTTTCTCCTATCGAAATACGATTTTCATTATCTATTAAATATGACAATCGACAATAGTGACCATCGTATCCTCATCCAATCCGTCAACAAATTTCTTAAATTCTGTTTCCCAGTCACTCTTTTCCTTCTCATTAAAAACTACTGCCCACCATCCCATTTCTCCTTTTTCACACCATTCTCCAATAGGAGTAATAAATGCAAATGGTGTACTATCCTTCCAGTTAACTTCATGTACAAATGCTTCATTTACATGTCTTCCATCTAATGTGTTAATGCATTTATTCCATCTACCACCCACAGTATACCAATCCCATTTTGAATTTGGATTGTAAGTAGAAAGTAAATCTCCATTAGGTTTAATCATATCTTCACTATAATAATTTTTCATGTCTTCATAACATTCGTCATCTGTCCAATTTAATTTCTTAGGAAATTTATCTCTTATATAACAAAGATGTCCTTTGTTACAGTTTTCCGCATATGCTTTAGGATCTTTTAAATATTTGGCATATAAATCATTTTTATATTCTTCAATTTCTTTTCTAACCTTTGCTATTGCTTGTTCTCTCGTATATTCTACATATGGAGCAACTGTAATATTTTCATCATAAGGAGCAAGCAGCTCCTCTACTGATCTTCCATTCTTTTTTGTAAATACATATGTACAAAAATGCGACATAACTTGTCCTCCTTTATTCTAACCAAATGCGGTTTCATTTACTAATCAATGTTCACATACCACCAACCAGTATACCGATCTTCTTCATTATTCCTTTTGTCCTCTTCAGGATTATAATACCCTGTATTAACTAATACTTCTTCTCCTTGTAATTTGTAAAGAGATTCGATTAAGTCAGCAACAGTATCAGCGGCAGATTCTGTCTTTACGAGTATTTCACTTGATCCATCTGACCAAATTTTTCCTTCTGAATAATCCGGTAACGCCTCGCAGATTATCGACATCCAATCAATATTATTCATATTTTTTTCATCCTCTTATGAATTAAATTAATTCCAACCAGTACGACATCCGTTTTCCTCGTGCAGTATTTATACGTCCAATGCATATTTTGAATTCAGTTCCTTGTAGTACAGCTTTATTTCCAATCACCTTGTAACCTTTATCTATTAAATGCTGTTTAAATTTAATCATAACAATTTTTCTCCTTATATTCTCTCAATATCCGTTCTACCTTATTTGCGAACTCCGCAGATGTAACTGTCGGAGTCCCAGATAAAGCATTCATTACTATTTCAATTTCCTTTTCGTTCATATTCATATCTCCTGAAATGCGGTTTCATCTATTATTTACCAATATGTTTTATAAAATCCCTGATCAGGATCTCCATAACTTTTACCGTCACATTCTTCATAAGTCCCATTATATGAAGCAGACACAAGTTTTAAAGGATATTTCAACTGATTGATATCTTTATCATAGCAACCAATATGAATACCTTTGAGTCGGTTCTCTTGATCGCAGGTATGTCCTCGCTTGAGAATGTCTTCCATTGTGGATGGATACTCATCGCCATCAAAAATCATTCCGTCACATTTATTCCAATAAGCAAGAATGCCATATAAGTCTGCTTCTCTTCCCGTTCCATAAAATACATATCCATAATCATAATATGTATCTTTTATACATCCTCCTCCAAATTCTTTTGGAATTAATATCTTATAGCTATCTCCCATTGTTAAGTTTTTTCTTTTTGTCGTTTTATCGGCTCTCAACCATGAAAAACTTCCCATAATTTATTGTCCTTTCTCCTGAAATGCGGTTTTCATTATGTAATTATTCTGTTATCTCAACAAACTTTACCGTATTATCATATTGTGGTTCTGTCCACAATTCTGCTGCACATTCATCACATATACAAATTTCATGATAACCAATTCCTAAATTATCTTCATTTCCATTTATAGGATATAATGTTTTATTATGGCATTTAGGACAAGTAAATACTTTATCATGTATGCTATTCATAATTTTCGCCTCCTGAAATGTGCTTTTCAACGTAGTTCTAATCCAAGTATTTCTTTTACGTATATAGCTTTTTCTTTGTTTTCAAGAACTCTTCCTTTAATATCACCATTTACTTCAATAGCTGTTATCACTTTAAATTCCAAATCAGAATGAAGAAATGCATCAATCATGTCAAGTCTCTGTGTTGTTATCGCATATGGGTTCTCTTCTTTAGCCAACTCTACCCATTGTGGAAGTTCAGTGTAATGTGTCGTTTCGTCTGGATAATAAACAATATCATTATCCATATCAATGTTCAGTATCTCTTTTGCATATCTTTTAACTGCATCGTTTTTACCTAATAATAAAATCATAAGATCACCTTCCTTTTGAATTTTCCGTTTCGAAACTTAATTATTATCTACTACTTTACATTTACGAAGTACGATATCTTCTCCATTTATAAATATTTCCATAGGTACACCTGTTACATCAGTTTTCGAAAACACTGTTTTTCTTACTTCTCTTGGTATAACTATTCTACCTAAATCATCAAATCTTCTTATTATTCCGGTTACTTTCATATCATCACCTCAGTATAAATTATTATTTCTTTCTAAATCTACGTTTCATTGTCCAATTTTTATTTCGCTTCTGTCATAATTAGCCTGTATCCCAACAATTCCTTTTGGACTTTCACATAAAGCCCATCCAAAAGCAAGACAATTATGCAATCTAATGTCAGCCATATCTCTATCACATCCGTAATTATTAACAAGATAATTAACTATTTCTTTATCAAAATCTTCTGGATATTTCTGTCCAATATAAAAAACTTTTTCTACTTTCATATATAATTACTCCAATCTAAACGGTTCTATTCTATAATTAAAACTTCAAAATCCGTTCCTTCATAATTCCCACTAATTGACTCTTCGCATATATATTTGCCAGATCCATTAGGTTCATAATCGTATATTTTATTCACTAATGATTCAATCAAGTTGTAAAAATACTTAAGAAGCCAGGCATGAGTGTATGATATGTGTATCCCATCACATAAAAACTTATATAAAAAAATCCCTTGCTTCCATCAAACAACGATCTTTTTTATCGTGTGCAAACTCTACGGATCCAGAATAGTTATAATCATCTTCCTTAATACATCCAAATTCTTCTGGATTATCCAATCTATAATCCCGTCTGTCTGTAATGTATAAATAATAATAATTCTCATATTGTTCCCACTTTCATTTTGTTTTTATTTAAGCAATTCCTCGACATAGATCCAACACAGTATCAATAATATTCTGCGGAGAATCAATTCCGTATCCACTTAACATATCAAATGAACTATTGTCAGATGTGAATACCAGATCGCAACAATGATGCCAACCATCTACTTCATCGTTAGCAAATGTAATCTCAAGATTCACACTGTCTGTTAATTGGCACTGCCAAGCACGTTCATTAAACGATTCCGGTTTATTTCCATTACCATCCCACATATCAGGATTCATATCATTTAAAAAATCTGTTACAATTTTAGTTGCTTTTTCTCTTGTCATATAACTTCAATCCTCTCTAAATCATCGTTTCATTTACTCAATAATCTCCCATTGAGAGTATTCTTCGTTTTCTTTATCCCAAATTTTAGTTATTAATCCATAATCCGCATAATCATAATTTTTATCAGAAAAATTTTCCTTTTCTCGTTCTAACTCCTTGTCAACAATTTCAATAGCTTCATCTTTATTTTTGAATTTACCTATCAAAATATCTGCGCCGAAGTTATTTGTATATTTTACTTTTACCATAATATTCTTCCTCCAATTCTTATGAAACTCTTGATTCATTACTTGAATACAGGTGCTTTAACAATAGCATCCCAATCCCAATCGAAAAATTCCATTGCCTCTGCTTCTGATATTTCTGTTATACTAACTACTGTTTTATATCCGAGGTTCTGTAAATCATTTTTTATAAACTCATTTGCTTCTTCAAAATTCAAAGGTGCTCTTTCACCTTTAATACAAAATGAATAATCAAATGTTTCCCAATCTTCTTCGACACTATTACCTAATCCTAATTCAAAATATCTCATACAATATACCTCCAATTTCTTATAAATTTTTATTCATTGCTTATTAAATGATTTTACGTACTCGATCCCATCATCAAGTGTTTCGAAATACTTCGAACTATTCTCATCTAATCCATAACGTGCTTTGTATTTCCCATCATTTTGCTTTATTACATATCCAAAAATCACTTGTGTAAATTCATCTTCCTGATATGTTACATATGTATAGTTTCCTTTTGTTTCGATAATCCATTTGTTATTATCATTTGGATCAAAACCAACGTATGTTATATGACCACTTTGTATTGTCGTATTCATTGTATCTCCTCTCTAAAATTCATTCATTGAGGATCCATACTCTTCTTCAAATTCCTCCTCATCATAAGTATCTAATACGTCTTGGATGTTTGGATGCTGCCAATCAACGAGTTCGAACAATTCTCTCGCTAATTTTTCATTTCCATCACATTCCATTACAAAATCATTTCCTGTATAACAATGATTAATAATATTATCTATTTCTTCACTGCTAAGGGCAGATTCAATATTGATGCTATTCAGATATATATCAGGAATATAAATTATCTGATCAGATACTTCATAATTTCCCTTATAGATCAAGCAATCTTGTCCATCTGAAAATTCAAACAAATCTTCAAGTACTGATCCAGTAAGTAATTTGTCTTTCAGCTCTTGCTTTGTCATTTTAATACCTCCGTCTATGTAACTTTTCTCATTTTCAATTATTTTTTAAGTTCTTTGCATAATATCTCTTATATGTATTGTCATATTCATCTTCTGTGATATAGCTATAACTTGCCAAGAATTCTTCTTTTGTGAGACATATAAAATCTCTCATTTTCTCTTCATCGTCAAGAAAATCTGCATTCTTAAATTCATTATTCATAATTATTCCTCTATTTCTGTAGCTTCCGCATCACTGTCATAGCACTGATCTGGTGCATTTTCCCTACCTTCATTAATAGCGTCAATTAACTTTTCTTCTGCTTCTTCTTTGCTGTTTGCCTCTACTTCATAAAATCCTTCATAACACTCATAATATCTAACTTTAAATGTTTTCATAATTCATCAACCATCCTTTCTACAATAAATCTCTTAACTTCTCTGCAAACTCTTTCAATGCGTTTTCTTTGTATTCCTCGTTATGTACCAGATCAACTACACCAGGAACTCCTTGAAATCCGTTGCGTTTTGCTTCTAACATAAGATATGTTTCTTCCTCAACATCAAAATCATTATAAAGTTCCCACATTTTTTCGTGTAAAGTCTCTATTAATTTTTTCTTTGTCTTTGGATTCTTAATTGTAATTTCCGTACACCAATCCTCATTACAAGGGTTATCTCCCTGCATGTATAACTCCACTTCACCATTCCGTACTTCTGATATACTAAATGCAAAATCTGTTCCATCTGATAATTCATCAAGATACTTTTCTAATTTATCTGTTTGCATAAAATCAACCATCCTTTCTAAATAACGAATCTGATAATTCCGTTTCCATTAGGTAAATTCATAAATTCACCTATACCTCCATGATACAATTTCCGTACTTCTGTTCTTGTATAACCACATTCATCGCACCAATCTGAACAAAAATCTTCCCAATCTGAATACCATGCACATATTTCTGCTCTGATATTGTATCTATTTGCATGAGATTCTATTTTTTGTTTGATTTTATCAGTAAGTTTTATGTACTGGCTTAAATATTCTTCACTTTTCTTGTCCATAAAATCACTCCAATCTTAAAATGAAATTGCTATTTTGTTATATTTTCAAAATAATCTAATGGCAAACTCATTTCTTCTTTCCAATAATCAATGGATATACCATCGTCATCATTACGAATTGTACCAACAATTTCTAATTTCATACTTTCAGTTCCATTGTTCCAATATCCAGCATATAAGCCAAATGCTACAGGATAGTTAGGAACTATAAATGTAATTCCAACTTGATTGTGCCAATTAAGCGGAATTTCAAAAATCTCCGCAGTTTGTGGAATATTAGCAATATCCATTAGCCTCCGTGCAAGATCTTTCATATTAAGAGAACGACAATCCGTAGATTTTCTTGCACACATTTCACGTACAACACTCATAAAATATTTATATTTATTTTCCATATATACCTTGCACTTTTCAAGATTTGGAGCATATTCTTCCGAATCTGGCGTAATTTCCTGGATGGTATTGCTTCCTTTTTGTCCATATTCTTCCATTACAATATAAATATTTTTTGTTTCGGTATCATAAAAGCTTTGTACGTCTCCATAGTCCTCAAACATTTCAAATTTAGGATCTGCAAACCAATTCTGCTGTAACATATCAATCACTCTCCAATCTTTCTTAAAATTCCTTTACTTTAAATTATTCTCTTTAATCAACCTTCTACGAACCATTTTGTTTAAGTCTTTATTCACAGCAATTGTCGCATCTCCGTTACTATAAATAAAATGACTACCATTTATCCGTGATAAGTGGTAGCCATTAGACTTTAATAATGGTTCAAAATCTCTAATCATCTTTGGTTTCTTGCACACATATCTCACTCTCCTTTAACAATATGGTTCCCACCCTTTTTCCTGGCTACCTTGTTTACGTTCAATCGTATAACTTTCACCGCTTCCAATAAGAATACCATTGCGATAAATATAATTGGCGTTAGCTCTTATCCATGGATAAACATGTAATCTACCTATAATTTTAGCCCATTCATCGTAATCGTTTCCTACAAATCCATTCTGCTCATTCTCTTTCAAACAATCCTGCCAAATCTTTTCAAAATTCCTTCTGCACTGCCGTTTTGATTTCCGTTCAGATGCTACCAATTGATTACCGGCATAATAGTAACCGCCTTCAGCTGACTCATAAATTGGATACTCTTCGTAATGTGAAATAAATCTCATACTCATTCACCATCCTTCAGGCATTCTTTATTTACAACTGCATATAACTGAATTTCATTTTCAACTTCTTCATCATCGAGATCGAGATCATACAATAACTCTGCAAAACTATCCTTTGAAAAGTCTTCTCTATACAGTGAGACTTCATGAACAGTAGGTGCACAGAAAAGGAATAGTCTGATATACTCAATAATTTCTACCCATTCACATTCTGTGCAAATATGTCTTGCACATCTTACAAGATTCTGATTGAATGCTGCGGTACATAATCCGTCTCCTTCAATACCGGCAATATCTTCATCTGTAATCCGTTTAATACGTTCAATTCCCTTGTCCATGATATAGATAAATACGGCACTCTCTACTCTTGTGTCAAATTCCTGTTCAATAATTTTTCCGATTTTTGTTTCATAATATTTCATATCAATCACTCCTCTACATTTTCAATTTTGACGATGCTAAATACTTCCCACTCTTCGCCAGTATCAACGACATTATCATTTTCCATGTCAAAGTCTTCGTTATCTCCATTCGATAAATCATATTCATCAAATATCTTTTTAACCGCCTCTTTTCTTTTTTGTATGCATTCTTCCTCGGTTCCCACATTAAGGATTTCGAAACCAACGCCATTGTAAGCGTGATGCCATACAAGAATATGATCACCTTTATTTGCATCAAATTCCTTAATTTCTGTCACAAAAAAGTGACCATCATCTGTGTTAGCAGATATACGATTTCTATTATCAGTGACCTCAATCCGCATATTATCATCCTTAAAATTTCCACAACTTACTAATGCTTCATCGAAAGCCTTCTTGAAACTATTAAATTGTGAAAAACATGGAGATGTATAATTCTCATCATCTAATTCGCATAATAAAAACATATTATCTACCTTCTTTCACCTTTCTAATTAATCTATCTACGTGTTCGCTGTTAATTCCATAACACCAATTTAATTCATCCTGTATTTCCATTGCCACTTCGTATGTCTCATCAATCTCATAGTGGTTTTCCAAGTAATACATAATTTCTCTTCTTGCTTCCTGTGCTATACTCAATTTATTATGAAAGTTATAAATCATTTTCTCTAATTTCTTATCTTCCATATTGTATAACCTCCTTTTAAAACGATTCTTTCAACTGGTTTTATGCAACTTTTTCCATAGTATCATAAAGAGTTTCACTTACTCCAAAATCAAGCGCAACGTCTTTAATAAGTTCGTCACCCCATTTGTCATTGAAAAATCCCCAACAACTATCTTTTTCTTCCCAGTCATCTTCTTTTGCATCATACTCTTCTGTAATAATCCCATATACTTCACCAGTTAGATACTGATCGTATACCTTTACCTCTCCTTCCATCCACCGATAAGCTGCCTTCTTCCAGTTTTTATCAGTGATTTTTACATAATTTCCCTTTTCGTTTTGTAACATTCCACCAGTTTCCATGATTGTTTTCTTATCTGTATAGATATATCCAACTTGTCCAGAATCCCATCTATCTCCGAAACTGCCGGTACTCATTGTAATTCCGCTGTGGTCATACAGATATAACGGAAGGAATACTATATTTGCATGTTTTTCAAGCAATTTCCATTTATCAATCTGAGACATAGCTTCAATAATATCATCAATAAGCCAATCAATTCGTTCATTCTCTTCAATGATTCCAAATTTTGCATCCTTGGGACTTCCAAGTGGAAACCAATAATAAGTTCCCCATAATTGCCACATTTTTTCATGTCTATCATATCTCAATTCAAGTCCATTTGATGTTTTCTTTGCCTTCACATAGTTGATAATCGACTTCTCTTCTATGTTATTACGAATTAAATTATTCAGGAAATCTTCATTATCGGAATATTCGTTTTCCTTATAATCACCAAGTCTATAATCCTTATGCCAGCACATCATTTTCCCAATATTTCCATCCCAATCGTATCTAGGATTAAGAGGCTCATCGTCTTGTTCTATGTGCAATCTCATAAGTTTACCATCTTCTTTATAGTATTTATATTCATTATCCATACTTATTTCCTCCTAATCTTCCTCAACATAAAACCAACCGTTTCTATTTCCTTCTTCAATTACGCTGTCTTCATAATCTCTCTGTTGTCTATCCATTTCTTCGTCACAGAAATTTTGCTCAAATGCTTTCATAATGACCATTCCAACCACACGACTTAAATCTAAATCATCTGTCTTTAATGCAGCTTCAAATTTATCTCTGTCATATGGGAAGAAAGAAATAAATCCATCGTATGAACCATAATTTTTATTTGTCCACTTGAAAAATTCATCATTATATTCTGCATTTCTGATACGGTCAATTGTTGTATCTGGAACTATCAAATCGAAATCAATAGAATCATTTTCATAATTATAAAACCGTGGACTCCGTAATTTACCATTCTCTGCTTTGCATTCGCCAAACAGAGCCACAATCGAGTCTTCGGAAAACATTTCGTTTATCTTGTCAATGCCATAACTAACGATTGCATTTTTATAATCATCAATGTAATCATTTTCTACTTGATACATATATTCACCAATATCTGTTCCATATGTACCAGGATCAACTAATGGTAAAAAATTTGTTGTCATCTGGAGTTTCATATCAATTTCCCTCGCTTTCTATGCTATCTGTCTTGCTATATCTTCAATATTTCCATTCATTACAATCACTGCATCCTTGTTATCGGGATGTTCGTTCATGAAACCCCTTAATCCCTCAAACCGCTTATCATCTGCATTTTCAATCATCTGTCTTACATTTTCATTACGCAGCTTAATCAAATAAACTTTTTCATAATGCTGTTTGAACAACAGATTTTTCTTTTCACAATACTGCTTAATCAAGTCAATCTGCCTCCGTTCCTCTTCTCTGATTGCTTCAACCCTTGCTTTCTCATTAGCTTCTTCTCGTTCTTTTCGCTTACGATTTCCAATCAAATGATTAAATAACGAGTTTGTTTCACAAAGATCATTAATAACTGCGTTGTCAATGTCGTATGTATCAGGACTATCTTTATCAATCCACCATAAGAAATTATCAATCGTTCTATTGAAATTCTCTTCAAAGATACATCTGTTACCAAGATTTCTGTTATAGATTTCCTCTCCGTTTCGCTCGATCCGTAATGATGTATATACATTTTCATCTGGCTTATTACTGTAGATAGTCCACTCATATCTATCCTGCTTGCCATATACAGTTAACCCATATGCACTGTATAACTGTTTCTCTTCATTCTTTAAATATATAAGTCCCATGTCACTTACCTCCACAATTCAAATCTGAATTTGTATATTTCGCCCACTTGCCTGTATAAACACCATTTATTCTTTCTTTAAAGGTTCTCTTTCGCATTCCATACATTTCTGTTGCAACTTTATACATGTCATAAACAAGATCTGTCTTCGTATCAATAATCATAAAATCTTTAGGATTATTCATACTATCTAATACATACTGCATGAAATCTCTGAATGTAATTATGCTGTTTGTTGTACACCACACAATAATTTTATTTTCGTCACTGGTGTCTCTTGTTACAAATTTCATTAATTGCATTTTCCACTTCCTCCAATAAAATAAGACAGATACCAAACATATGTACCTGTCTTATTATTCGCTTTTATTACTCTATTTTCTCTTCCTTTGGTGCAATCAGCTTTGTAATCCTATCTCTGAAGAACTCACAATATCCATTAACGCTTCCATCACCATACACCCAAAACCAATTATCATCGTAATTCCAAAAAATCATAACTTCATGTCCTGATGTTACTCCCTCAAATACATAATTATTTCTTCCTTCATTTTCCGACTTAAAACATGTATTAACATCATTTTCAGATGCACCATTTTTCTTCATTTTAAGATACAAATATCTTCTCAAAATCTCTAAATCATATTCACTTTGAATATCAAAAATTTCCACTGCATATTCATCGGAACAATCATCATTGATATCATACTGTGAAATCACCGGTTTTTCTGTTAATCTCTTTAGCTGCTTACTTACTGCAAACAGTGCCGACTCCTCATACTTCTTGCATTCCTCTTCGTTGCTAAACACCTCGCCATCTTCTGCAATATACTCTGTTCTTACTACTTCCTCAATTGTCTTTGTCTGTTTCACTTCGTTTACTCTCATAATTTTAATCTCCTTTTCTTATGCTATTTTCCATCCGGTTCCATATTCAATTGTTTTGATATTACACCGATCCAGGATTTCCTTTACCTTGCCATTAATGAATTCCGGTTTACCCATCCGCAGCATTTCATTGTAAATTCGGACACATTCACGAATATCATAAAGAGATACATCTACACCTCTTATCTTCTGTCTGACCATCCATTTCTCTATGTAATCTTTTAATTTGCGCATATCAAAATCCTCTATTATTCAAAATCTACATCATCATCTGCAACCTGCACATCATCTGGATCTGACCAATCAAATTCTTCATCACACATATTTTTTGCTTTTTCAATAGCTTCTTCTTCCGTTTCTGCTTCTACAATTGCAAATCCATACTTAACTGCCATTACTCTCATCTTAGCCATAATTTTACCATTACCTTTCTTCTTGAAATTACAATTTCTTTTGCTTTATGGTTGCTGATAAATCCAATTTCCATGTCTTACTTTATCACTATCTTTATCCCAAAAGCCTAATTTAACCATGCCTTTAACACTTCCTGTTCTATGAATACATGGGCATTTATCTGTAAATCTTTTACCAGTTGCGTTTTCATACTTTCGTGGACTACTGTAATATGCCATATAATCACGCTCCTTTACCACTCTGGCTCTTTATCAATTAAGCCTAAGTAAAACGCATCTTTTTCTCTGTTCCAAAAATGTTCTCGCAAATCAGCAAGTGATTTAGTTTCATTCTTCAATGCTTCATAATCTGCAAGTACCATATCATCCGTATAGTTTGCATATTCATTTCTAGCAATAGTTAATCTGAATTTCTTACCTGTTTTTATTAGTCCCCATTTATTTGTATTTTTCGCTATCGGATAAGCACCAATTGTATATCCGTGTAAGTCTGGATATTCTTTTGAATTTTCGCTATGCCAATCTTCAAGCTGTATTTTTGTTCCATCTGATAAAACAGCACTATCAATTATTTTCTGCATAATTCTCAATCTCACCACTTTCTAATCTCAACACTAAATCAAGCACTTTATCTCTGTACTTAATCATCTGTACTGCTTTTCTAAGAGTTTCCTTTTCTTCAAATTCATCAGGAATAATATCAATTCCATATTCCACAAGCTGTTTCTCTGCCTCATAAAACAATTTTTTCTCTTCTGCCCCAGGTATATATTCTTTTCCTCGTGGATCTGCAATTCCTGCTTTCACATATTCTGGATAGCATAAATCAAGGAATCGTGGCAGTTCTTTTTCTAAATCCATCAGATATGTCAAATCTGGATCAAGAATGCGTTTAGGTTTACCATCACCACCTCGCTTTTGCATCTTTTCTGCAATGTCTTCTGTCTCGTAAAACTTATTCTCTGCAAGAACTTTTCTCTCAATCTCTTTTGCATTCTCTTTAATAGTTTCATATAATGCTTTTGCATTAAAGTAATTACTTTTCAATTTTCCAAGAAATTCTTTGTCATATTGAATCTGTGGTAACATAATCATTTCCTCCTTGCTTTTAACATTTTTTCTCTATACTCATGTATCTGTTCTAACGTCAACCACTCAGGTTTTTCATCATCGGCAAATGAATTCCATAACTTTTCCATTTCATCACAGTGTTTCTCTATTGATTTAAAATATAAATGACCTTCGTATCCATTTCCGTTGCCTAAGAAATATTCGCAATCTGTTTTATATCTATCAAGCATCATATAATCAAATTCTCTTGAATGTCTTACAAATGGCTCGTCGCATTCAATTTCTTCTGTAACTCTTGTATTTGGTTCACCACATATTTCTCCCCATTCTTCTTTGTAGGCACCTGTATAAAGGCTTAAACCATTTCGACCATTATTTTCATCAAAATATAACTTTCCATTTTCGTCCTCATAACATGGAACTTCCATATATCCACCGAATCCTACAAATTTTACTCTCATACTAACCACATCTACCTTTCTAACCGATCCATCTCTTTGTTACCGTATCATAAGTAGCTCCATTTGCATCCTGATACTCATTGTCATCTGAATATATAAATACATAACACTTATGTCCATTGATATTTTTTACTCCTCTTTCACCATACAAAATTGCATATCTTTCTCTCCATCCGGCACTATCACACATCTCCCTCATTTCTCTATCAGGGATCGGATTTCCGTTTATTGTCTGAACACATCCGTATAACCATCCATTCAAATAATCGATGTTGTAACAATACTGTCTCCATGAATCCGAATCATCAGTGAACACATAAAAGCTTTCTCCGTCATCTCCTCGCACAATCCGTGGTTTTCCAAAGTTTGCAATATATGCCTGTAAGTTATCCTTTACAATTTCCATTTCGCTCTTAGTAAAATCGTACATATTCATTTCCTCGCTTTCTTATAATAAAATAGGCAGCTAGGTATTTATTCTCCTAACTGCCTTTAATATTTCTATTCATTATTCATTTTTCAGTTCCGCGTAACCGCCATCAAAATTCTGTTTCCAACTTCGGTATACTCCGTTTGTATCACGAAACTCTAAGTAATATGCTTTTCGCATTTCCCAAGGCTCCTGCCATGCAATCTCTTTGATTGTACAGATAATCCCTTGACAATGTACTACATCACCTGGTCTCAAATCTCTCATTATTGTTCTCCTTATCTCCAAAATACATTTCTGTAAGTTTTTCTTTTACAATCTGACTAACTTCTCTGTATGCATCACGCTGGTCTCTTCGTTGTTTCTTCTGATAATTCTTAATTGCATTTCCCATAAATCACTCACCTCTCATTCATCTACACCAAGTCCACAGCAGTTTCTACACATTTCATCTTCATATCCGACGTAAGTATCTGCATAGGGACAATGGAATCGTATTTCCATTTTACCGGTTTCTTCGTTATATTCTTCAATAGGTTCGTCGCATGGTGTCCACATTATTATTTCCCTCAAATAGCTTCTCTGTTTCTAATACCAACTTTCACAGGTAGAATTTCCGTCAACTAATTCATTTGTCTCTAAACAAAATCCTTCATAAGTAGAACAAGGATTATACATTTTGCAATCATCACAGCGTTTACACTTTCGCTTTGAATTACTCACAATATGATACATATTCGGTTCTACGTACTTCTTTTTAATTTCTTCCCATTGTTCTTGTGTTACATTCAAATAAGCATTTACAACCATTTTCTCTTACCTCTAATCTAAAAGAAATGCAATTTTTATATACTTGACATTTTTCTTTATCTGCTTTCTACATTTCATCAATAGCATTGTGCATTCGTTCTTTTACATCTGCTAACTGTTTATCTAAATCCTCAAAGCATTTCTGTTTTGCTTCATCAGATAATTCCATATCTTGAATCACCTTTTTATCTCTCTTAATAGAATTTAATTCCTCCACTAATCTGTCAAAATCATTTGCGTCTTTTTTTGCATCGTGACAATACATGATTGCTCCTCTATCTCTCATTTCTCCTCACTCCTTCCTAAGAAATCTTAGTTTCAAGTCTAATCAAATTGAGGTGATGCAATCTCTTCTTTAGAAATATATCCTAAACAAGATTTCTGTTGTTCTCTCATTGCGTCACAAATTCTCATAATTTGTGAATATCCATCAGATTGACTTTCTGTGCATTTAGCTGCAATTTGTTCAATTTCTTTAATATATTCGTTCATCGTTTTCTTTCCTTTCCTTTGAAATGCGAATTTAGTCTGCTATAAATGTTCAACCAAATCTCTTGCAAGTTCCATATCATTTTTACCTTGTGCGATTCCGACACATGCAGCTTTAAACATATTTAAACTTGCCTGTTCACTTTCTCTACATCTGTCTATAATAGATTGATGATACTCTTTTTCAACTTCCCTCAATCTGGTATTCTCCTGCCTTAAATATCTATTTTCCCTCACAATATCAGCAAGTCCCAACACCAATTCTTCTATATCATATCTTTCCATATTTGCCTTCCCTTCTTCCAATGAAACACGCATTTCACTACCAACTAATCTCACAAGTTTCTTTATTAAAGAAATATGCGTGATCACTCAATACTTCTTCTGGAGAAACCTGTGTTGCATTTACTTCACGAACCATATTAGAGTATATTTCCATGTCGGGTTCATTGTTGATGCGAATAATACATTCGTGAATACTTGATGGAAGAATTACAAGGTTGCTATTATATTCCCTTGCAATATTGCTTAACAATTCTTTATCACAAATTGCAACTGCTCCATTTACTTTTTTCTTATTTGTAACAATAATCATTTTTGCTTCATCCGTATCAGGAAGGTCGTCACAACCTATCATATCGGCAAGCATCTTTGCCATATCTTCAACAAGAATATTTTCTTTTGCATTTAATAATGCCCTTGCAAAAATTTCATCTTCACTTACTTCCTTAAACATTCCTGGCTTTATCTTATATGTAGCATTTTTTACGACTTTTACCCTGACATACATTTCCATATCAAGATAATCCCTCTTTAAAATATTTTCATCTGTCTTTCTCTGTAAACAAAGCTGCAAGTTATTCTTTGCATAATCCCACTTTGTAATCTTATCCGTATTTATATCAATTTTTGGAGCGTTTTCATAAGTATTAATAATTTCACTTACACACTCATTAACTGTAAGATTTAAGTTAGGATAAACAGTAGGTCTTATTGTGCCTTCTCCAATAATCACACCGACTTTTTCAACTCCATTTTTTACCACTGTTGTACTTTCTGCCTTGTATCCTCTGTTATTTAACTCCATAATAATTTCGTTCATCATAATTTTTTACCCGCCTTTCTTCTAATAAAATATCCATTTACTTGTCTAATTTCCTTTTTAAGTAATTATTTATTTACTCCATCAGTATTTATTCTGTCGGAACGTCAATTCCATTCTTTCTTGTTTCCTCTATCAATAAATCATGATAGATACCACAATCTAAATTGTTATTCCAATCCAACTTACGTCCTGCCTTTTTCTCTGCATCTTCCCATGATAAAAAAAGATATCCGTATTGTCTCTCAAATTCCTGATGGCTCATTACTACCTCTGTAAAGTAGTTATCAATTACGATTTCGTCACCGATTTTAATTTCGCTTGCTGATACGGTTTCACAACCTCTAAGCGAATTATTTTTCCGTGAAAAAGTCGTAACTCCATTTTTCATATGTTCTTTTACCTCATTGATTGTAATTGTATGTTTGTTCATAATCATTCTTCCTCTTCTAAATCCAGATCGTATTCGCTACAAACAGCTCCACACTGACCATCAGATGTTAATATTAACGCTTTGTAGTTTTTCCCATTGTATGTTGCTACTCCGTTTCCTTCTTCAATGTCTCCAATACGTTCTCCGTACATACTATTGTATGGTTGGAATACAATTTTCATATCATCATCGTATTCATCTAACATTTCCTTTAAATTTCCTACTGTCATATTTTTTCTCCTTTTATAAAGTAATTAATCATGTTTATCTTATATACACTTTGGTAGAATCGTAAATGAAGTAACAGTCACCATTGTTATCAAATCCCATAGGGCAACTGATAACATTTTCATTTTTCTCTTTAATCAAAATAGTCATATTATCAAAATTCTGTTGTCCTATGGTAATGGATTTTCCGTTTATGTTTTTCTTCATAGTAAAATTATCATTCCATGTAATCATAATTATTTCTCCTTGAAATGTTGTTTTCATTTACCTTGTTACCACTTAATAACCCATAATAATTTTCCATCTTTAAATTGATATGTCTTATTACCATTCGTTATAAAATCATAAGCTCTATTATTATTTTTCATGCGTTTTTCCTCACCATTTTCATCCCCATCTATTTAGTTTATATGCAATATCATCGATTGCCTTATAAAGAGGACTGTTATAATATTCATCGATGTTATCCTCTGTGAATCCATTGTCTTCTTCTACGAAAATGTTGTGTATCTGTTCACATAAATCCGCAAGCCGATTTTTCTGTTCTTCAGTTAATTTGTCTAACATACTATTTCCTCCTCACAAAATATCATCAATTTCATCTATTTATTCTTCATCATAGAATACCATCGGCATATCAAAATCCATATCAAAATGATGCGTTCTAATCCACTCATGGGCTTCCTCACTTGTTTTAAAGCCCCTCATTACTTTTATTTCTCCATCAATATCTAACCATTCAACTCTATACATTTTGTTTCCTCCTCATAAAATATCGCTTTCAACGTCATTCAATCCGAAAAATTCAATTTCGCTTTCATCCATATCATCAATGACACAAACCAAATCTTCATCTTCTAAAGCACAGTCCTTGAATTTAGTTGCCAGCTCGATTGCTCTTGATCGTGTAATATAATTTTCTTCTGTTCTTATACAGAAGGTTTCCAATGCAGATGTTAAGCCTTATACGTTTTTGCTAAAATATAAACCGTGTCCCCACTGACTGCCTTTTGGCTGCGTTTCATCGTAATCAATTCCTACGATGTAATCATTTTTATTTTCTGCCAAAATTACATTGCCTTTATGAAATAATATTCTATACTCAATAGCCATTTTTCCTATACCTCCAATTTTGCCCGTTTAGCCGATAGCCCAGCTTCTGTATGCAAACAATGCTGTTATGTATGTATCATTTCCTCGCCAAAGGATAATGATTTCTGTTATGTAGTTCTCCGTTTTACTAAGCCATTTTCTTACGACTTGCTTTCTTTGTCGTATTCTCAGGTTGATTTCTAAACGGGCTTTCCATTTCGTAGCGAACAATATTAGAAAGATAATCGAAAATCTGTGCCTGTGTCTTCTCCATAATATTATCCACAAAGAATTCAGTTCCTTTGCAGTTTTTAATCAATGCAGCTTCCATCTCATCCGTTCTTCCATCACAGTAAGCGTAAAGAGCTTTAATTGCACGAATTACTTTTGCTGTATATGCCTTACCATTATAGGAATCCGCATATCCATTCCAACCAAGTGTTGTAATGATGGTAAGTATATGATCAAGTAAGTCTGGATTCATACGAATTAAGTCAATTCCATCTGTAATTGAAGTAAGAGTTCCAATTGTATTTTCTCTCTTACGATCTCCCTTTACTGCAAGATTGTGTTTGTGGCAAATATCTCTAAGCATTAAATAATCTTCGTCACCACCTACAATAGATGCCTTATAAGTATCTTTAGGTTTTACCTGCGTTCTATCTTTTGTCTGATTCACGAATAAATCAATTGCTTCTTTTAAGTCACACTCAATGACTTCGCCAACAATAGCGTCTTTCTTTGCCTTAACAGCTCCATATGTTCTGTGTTGACCTTCAATCGCCCATAATAATCCGTTATGACTCCAATAAACCGGCAATCCCCAACGTTTTCCATCGTAATTAGCACCGATAGATAACGCTTTCGGCAACCTGATTTCTCTCTGCCATTCAGGATAATGAATGTATTTCGGATCAATGCAAATTAACACCTTATCACCGATCCGTGAATTCGACTTGGCATTTCTAATCAGTTCTTTAATAAAAATCTTCTCTGTCTTTTCATCAATGCCGTCTGCCTTGCGGATTTCGCTTACCTCTTTTTCTGCTTCTTCAGGGAATAAAAAATTTCTTCTGCACATATATGTGTCCTCCTATTATTTTTGTGTATAAAAATAACGGCTACATATTTCTATGAGCCGTTACTATATATTAAGTATGTAATCATTTCCATTTTGCGTAAGAGCGACAATATACGCCGTCTTACCTTGTTTTCTAAACTCTTTTACTTTGCTTTTCGCTTCAATGCGGTCTTTGCATATCACAAATTCATAAGGAAAAGATGTTTGTACGCAGTATTCCATATATCCCCAATTATCAGGAGTGGATCGTGCGAATTTCTTTTTGCTGTCACAAGGTTGTGTCCGTGATGTTTCGCCACAGGTTCCTTTGTATCGGCAGTCTGAACATATTCCTGGCATTATTATTCACCTCTTTTTTAATTCGCTTATCAAACAATCAAACCAATACTTTGCATCTTCACTTCCATCTTCCGCAAGAAGCTCAATCAGTTTGGAAATACTATGCATTACAATTCCGCTTTCCTTTGATGCCTTGAAATCGGAATAGTAATCATATGCGTTCTGTGCCACCTCTTTCGGTGTGTAACTACCTTTCCAGTGTTCGTTTCCGTATGCTGCAATGTCGTAGAAATCTCCATACTCTAACCTTGGCATTTATGCTTTACCTTCTTTCCGTTTCTTCTTATTAATAAGGAAGTTATTCATTTCCCTACATATTCCTCTGCAACAGTATTTCTCCGTACAAAGGATACATATTTCCGTTTTCTCAGGCGGTTTAGTTTGTCTAGTCACTAAACTTCACCTCTTTCACGCAAAAACTCACAGTATGCGCTTTCGCTTTTAAACTGCCAGTATTTGCCCACAGACGGAACGTAACCGTGGTAGTATCCATTTGCGTAATAACCTTTTGCCTTTGCCATACAATCACCTCATTTTTTTGAAAATAGCTTTTGCTTGTTTTACATAATAATAACTGGCAGGAATCGTAATAATCCATCCACCAATATTTCCAAGCATAATCGGACAGAGAATTGTACAAATAATGCAAAGTAAGAAAAATCCGATTGCTTCTGCAAGCTCTATAATTTCTTCTCTTTTCTCTTGTCTTTCTGCCTTGATAATTTTCCGTGCTTCTTCTAGTGTCATTACTTCTTCGTATGTAGTTTGTCTTGTGTACATTTCCGTATCCTCCTCAATCAAAATTATCAGGGCATACACCCATATCTTTCAGTGCTTCCTTTGCAGATTCATTACATAAAATTGCAATTAAAAGTGCATAATAGTTTGCTGTGTTTGGATCTCTCATAGTTTTATTCTCCTTTCGCTTCGCTCAACTTCGTTCCACTATGTTTCACTCACTTCGTTCATTAAAATACTTCAAAAGCGCAATATGTAACCTGGATAATTTCGTCGTCGCTGACGCTAGACGTTCCCTTGCTGTCCATTAACATAGAGCAGGTGTCGGAAAATTCCCAGTCTTCCGTTTCGGTGAATTGCCATGTATTACCGGCAGAATCTTCCACGGTGACAAGATTATTTGCGTAGTCAATTTCCGTTACAACTGCTGTGTTCGCGTAGTAATGATGCTTACTTTCGCTTTCGGAATAAATTACATCGATGATGATTGTGCCTAAAATTATCCCTAAAGCAAATGATATAATTGCCTTTCTCATTTTGTTATTCTCCTTTCGTTCAGCTACGCTTCACTCAATCATTCGCTTTGCTCATTCGTTCGTTAAAATAATTCCGCAAGCTGCCTTGCCAACATTGCTTTGGATACATTTGCCTTGCGGATGCCTATTGTTACTGTGGGTGCAGATACACTGTAAATTGGGCGAGGTTTGTTTGCCTTGCTGATTTCATAGTTGCAATATGTTTTGTGTGGATTTCTCTTGCTCATAGTTATGATACTCCTTATACTAATGCTGTGATTCTGTCGTGATTTCGGCTTGCCTCTACTGTGTTAGCAGAATAGATTACTTTCAATGTTTCTCCGTATTTGCCTATTAAAGCAGTGCAGAATCCGTTATTAGACGGAAAAGTGGTGATTGCATGTCCGTTCTTAAATGTACGTTTACTCATGTTAGTTATTCTCTCCTTTGTGTTGAATTTTGGGTATAAAAATAGCACTGCTATTTACAGTGCCTTGATTTATTAGTATCTCCCTTGTATAATTAGAAGATACAAAGGAGGTGTTTTCTATGGATAAAATTAAAACCAGTGAACTAATTTTAAAATTAGCTTTAGCTTCTGAGGAATCGTGTAAGTGTGAAGATATCAATTTTGAATTTGCATTTCACGATGCAATTAAAAAAGATATGAATGACACAATTACTGTCGCAGAGACTGTAAAGCTGATTCGAGCTGTCAGTGATTTTGATCGTTTTAGTTCCATTCGTACTACTTGTAAAGTATTACAAGAACTAGGCATTATCGAAAATGACGTTGATGTTTTTGATAACACCGCTTTCCGTTCGGAATTAAAGAAAGCATTTAAAAGATAGACTGCCTTAATCGGCAGTCTTTTCTTCTCTTGTAATCCCAGTATAAGCAAGTGTTTTCTTAATATCTGCGTGTGAAAAGTGATTGAGAACTTCTTCCAGTTCCTTTTCTGTTTCTGCCTGTGCCACATATGACCCGTTAATATAAGCTATGGTTGAATTTTCCGTGTGCGTGATTCCAAAAGTTTCTCCGTTTTTGTTTGTGTACTGATATGCCATTTTATTTCTCCTTTTCTATTTTTTGTAATAAAATAGCACCTTCTACATGTGTAAAAGATGCTAGTGTATTGCGTTGTTGAATTGAGTTATATTTCCTTTAGCTGCTTTTGTAGTTCGGTAATTTGTTGCTCAAGTTTTGCCTTTTGTTGTTGTTTTGCCTTTATCTCTTCCGGATAATCTGGTTCGGGGATAAATTCCATTATTTCATCAGGCATACAGTGGAAATAATCGCAAATACGACAAATAATTTCAATAGTAACAGACTCGTTTCTTCTAAAGCGCATTAATGTATTACTATTTATATTTGCATTTTCTTTAAAATCTTTTTGCGTGATTTTTTCTGCTTTCAATTTTGCAAAAAGCCTGTCATACTTTACAGTCATCTTATATGCCTCCAATGGTATATTCACCTCCTTATACTAGCATATAATTATATTTTTTTCAACGAATAAGGGCAAAGTTTCCCTTGCCCCCTACTAAATGCAGACTTATTCCGTAAAATCAAAACCGGACAGCGTATAACTTTCCAGTGTACAAACCATATAGCAAAAAAGAGCATTGATATACAGATCGTCATTTTCTGCAATTCGTTTCCAATTTGCATGAGTTTCGTCTGCCGTTGCCTTTAGTCCGCCACCGTAATTTTGCCAAATAGTATAACGTGAACCAACTTCCATTTCTGAAAGTTTTTTGTCCATTTGACGCAAAGATTCTATTTTACGGTTTACAGACCATTCGTTGAATTTATGCAAGGGATTTTCACCTCCCTTCCAGTGCTAATGCGCACTACAAAAAGGCAGACTGGTAGTGTGAAATTCTGCCTTTCTCTACTACGCATTATCTTCTGATATTTGAAGCCACTACAGACGCATTCCCCTTCCCGTACCAATGAGCATCTTCTGTGACCTCTTTCCATTGTAAAGGGTTGTTAATTTGATGAGTATTAATCCGTGAACCAGTTCCTTTTTTATGTAAAGAATATGTTTTCATCATGTTTTCACAATCATCAAAAGTTATAGTTTCCCTATTGATTTTAGGAACGTAGCCCAACGATTCAATGATAGATTTTACCCACTTATAGCAAGGATGTTCCGCAGGAACCATACACAATTTCCATTGATTCCCATTAAAAATGTGAACCGGAAGTTTGCCGTTTTCAAGTGTGTAAGAATCGCAGACCCATAGAAATTTTCTGCCTTTTGCATCCGAAAATCTTCCGTAGATAGAACCGGAGAAAATAGTAAAGTTGTCCGGAAAAGTGACAGATTTTCCCTTGCAAAGTCGTACATAAAATTTAGGTTCGTGTTTAGTCATGGTATCACCTCTTAAAAATAGGCAGACTTATAGCCTGGATTTTTAGTTCTGAAAAGTAGCGTTTCGCTTCTGCTCATCAGTTACGGACTTTCACCGTAAGACGCACTCCTAGGGTAGACTAATAGCCACCCTAGGAAATATGTATATTACTTTTCTTCCGGCTTAATAACCTCATGTTTTGAAGCATTATCAAGAACTACTGCACAAAGAGTTGTAAATGCTGCAATCTGAATTTTCTTATTGCCGGACTTGTCGGTATAATCGTAGTTCTTGAAGATAATTTCTGTTTTGCCGTCTTTCTTTTTCTTCTCAGTGTTCCGTTTAGCAGACCCACCGAAAGAGGCAAGGAAGTTCCGCAAATCTTTTTCTGAGAAATCGGACTTTTTAGTCTTAATTCCATAGAAAAAATCACCTTCAGAACCGATTAAGCGGTTGAATACTGGACGCAAAGCATCTTTTAAATCTGACATTTTGCCATTGCTATAATATGCCTGAATAGATTTTGAAATATCTATACCGCCTTTTTCAGTGTCGAAAATCTCACTATCAAGACGGACATTCTTATAAATAGCGTGAGCCATTAAAGTAATATGTACGCGGTCAGTTGGGCATAATGCGGTTACTTGTTCCATAGAGATAGGAAGAGAATTACATTCTTCTGTTAATGCAAGTATTTCTTCACGGTCTTTAATAAACTGCCCTGCGTCGTTTCCTAAAGCAATATTGACCATTTCAACCGGACAAGTCAGAACATCAATATCTGAATGTAAATCTTCAATAGTTTTCTTGCCATCTTTGAAGGTTTTTTTGTCCTTGATTGTAGCAAGTTCTGTATTCCGTACAAGTGTCTTTACATAACCGCCATAATCAAAAGTAGAATCTTTAAGACCATGAGCGTTACAATAAAATTTTTCAGTGTTTAACATAATTAATTCCTTCCATCCTTTTTTTAACGTGGGGACATCCACAAAAAAATATTGTTTTGTTATTGTATCCGTGCTTATTCGCGGAAAAGGTCACAACCGGAATTGAACCGATTCTCAAATACGGTTAAGCCGTAACCCCAGTAAAAGGGTAGACTGTGCCTGGCACAATGTGACCTATTTATGTAACATTTTCACCTAGGTCTTTAGGTTACTTTGATTGGTATTTAATTCATATTCAAGGAACAAATAGCTTTTATTTTTTCGGATTTATTCATTCTTTACAATCGTATCTTTACCGGATGTATTATATAAAGTATTATGTATCTATCCGGTGAACTGCCCCGTTGCAACATCCTTTTAAAGAATGTACAGTTCTAAAGCGTGAATGAAAACGCTCACTATATTGAAAAGGTTTATAGATTGAATGAACCATTCAGATATGATACAATAAAAGATAGTTGAGATTGTTCTTTTTTGTATCATTGCGGTGAAGCACCGGTAAAACCTTTTTCAATACGTTTATAGTTGCTTGCCGTTCTTATTGTAATGTAATGCCCGAAAACATAACCATCATAGTTTTACAAGTTGCCGTTGCCATCCTGCTATTGCATCGTGTCAAGTTTAACATCCCCGTTCTTACTTGTTTTCGCAACGTGCGCTTGTTCGGTAGTCCTATATCGGTATGGACTTTGTACCGTGCTTTCTATGGTGTAGCTTGACCGACTTGTTTCGTTCCGGTATCAAGTCAACCGTTTGATAACTACTGTCAAATGTCCGTGTAGCTTTTTACTATCCTTGCACGGTGGATAAACTTTACTTTTCAAGGGAGTAACTACCCTAAGACGGTTGCAACCCGTTCACGTTTGCTATCATCGCTAACATAGGGCTTTTGTGCCCCTGTCCTTGTGGACAAGTAAAGAATAACCTTTTATGTAACTTTTTGCAAGTCTTTTTTGTAACTTTGTTACTATTGCACAATTTTTTATTGATGTTTTAGTAATTATTCACAAATTGTGGATAACTATGTGTATAACTATACTATATATGTGGATAACTTAACCGATAACATTTATTGTACTACTGCAATATTCTAATAATACAATCTTTCAGGAACTGGAGCTATTAACCAACTACCACTACCACGGAACAAAACACTTGTTCTTCTACGGAAAAATACAGAAATACCGTGATTTTTTCTACTATGGGGGTAGATCAAACTCAAAAAAGAGCAGCGTTTTCAACGCCAGGCTATAGCTGATTCACCTACACACCAACTTAAAAGTCTACTTCACCCATTAAAAATTCCCAACCATCAAAAAATCCCCACACCTCAACAAAAACTCAATTTTCCCACCTCGAAACCACTTATCGTCCCCTTTATCGTAAAAATCCCCAAATCACACTATTTTCATCTACTCCCAATCTCAAAAATCAAAATTCTACCCATTCAAAATTTCACATCAAAATCTCAAATCTTCCTATTAAATAAGGAAAATCTCGACGCTACATTTCTAAGTACATAATTTGACAATATTTCTTTATTCATATATAATGATGATTCAAAATGAGGATAATAATATGAACAGACAAACCAGACTAAATCAGATTAGAATATTAATGTCAGACGGAAAGCAACGTACTCGTACCGAAATTCAAGATTATATAAAATCCTATTGTAACAATCAGAATGATAATTCCAACTTATCAATCGGTAATGATATATTTGAATTAACTCATTCTAATGAATTACAAATGGTTTCCAGATCAACCTATACTGCAACCTCGACATTAAAAGAAAAATATATTAAACTTCCTGATCAAAATATAAAGCAGAAACTAATTATTGCAACAGAGCTTTATAATGAAAAGCAAGAAATATTTTAAAACAATCACAATCAAATGATACTGATCTGGCATATTCTCTAATAAACAATTTTTGCACAGACATAATGAATGATTGCGAACAATTACAATTTACTGAAGGCAGATAGAAACATCTGTCTTTTTTCATTTCATAAAAATATTCATATACCACTCTCACACTACATATCCAACTTTTACTGGAATTTTATAATAAACTAACGCCCAAATTCGAACGGAAACCACTTCAATGATAAACTAACCATAAATGATAAAACTTCTCAAATCGTATCAAAAATCTCTTATGTATTATCTATGAAAATTTCCATACTAAATAATCAGGTACATATAAACATATAGTGGGTATATTTAAACTAAACAGATCAGTACTTTCATAATACACACTACCATATTAAAAAAATAGACCCTTGATAGGGTCGGTTTTTGCGAAGCAAAAAATTTTGGGTAGATCATAACTTCAAACAGAGAATAAACTAATATGAATTAAATCATTTTAAATAATGTAAAGGAGAAATATAAAATGGAAAATAATTTTATGAATGGATTTGAACAATTCAAGAAAAGGATAGATGCAATTCCTGATGAACAACTCATCAAAGACTGCGAAGCATTAGGAATGGAATTTGAACAGGAAATACCAAAGTATCACAAGAATACCGGCAGTAATATCTCCAAGATATCCAAGAAGTCAAAGCATAAACATAATTATGAGGAATGTCTATTAAGATACGAAAGTAATTATTTTGGTAAACATAATATTCATACCAGATTAAGCAGCTACTGCTCTATCTGTGGCAAGATTGGTGAAAAACTAAAAGATTCTATTGTAAAGGATTATCACAGAACAGGAATGTTATCTAATGGAATAAAATATCATTTTATTATTTCGGGTGATGAATTATTTGAGGAATATAAAGATAGATTACCAGTATTTCATATAGATGATGATATGATCAGAGGATATGTTGATTTAGAGGAAAATGATAATGTGAACGGAGAATAAAATACTATAATAGCCATGGCATTATTGGTCATTTCGCTGCAAGCAGCTCATGCCCTTGTGTCCTGCTTCGCAGTCCACAATTATATGAAAATTTATAAAGTTATATTCTTAACTCTTTTTTATATATTCTTATAAGGCAGAGTGTCAAAATTCATTGAAAAATAAGGATTTTTTTCTGATTTTAACACTTTTGTCTATTTATCAATTTTTCATCGAAATGTGATTCTGTATTCATTTTTTTCTTATTTTACAAGGAAAACATCTTAACACTTTTTTTTGAAAAATGGAGTTAAAATTTTTTACATACAAAGCCAAACGGCAGTTGAAGGGATTTTTATCATTATGGAGAACAAATAAAAAGATACGTACATTAACACTGAAAGGAGATTTAAATGCAGTTTGATTGTAAAGTTAATATTGTAGATGCAATTATGGGAGCTGGTAAAACACAATCCATTATGAATTATATAAATGCATCGGATGATGATGAAAAATTTTTAGTTATTACACCATTTCTTGATGAAATAAAGAGATATAGAGCATATTGTTATTCTAAAAATTTTAAAACTCCTACATTTCTAAAAGATAATGATAAATGTAGCAAACTTAATGATCTAAAAAAACTAATTGACAAAGGAGAGAATATTGTTTCTACTCATGCGCTCTTCCAAAAATTCGACAATGAATTAATTGATTTATGTAGGGCAAAAAATTATACCCTTATAATGGACGAGGTTGCGAATGTTATTGAAGAATATCCATTAACAAAGCAGGATTTTATAGTTCTAAAAAATACATATGTAGATATAAATCCAAATACTAAACAACTTATATGGAAAAAGGAATATGAAGACTATCAAGGAAAATTTGAAAATGAAAAAAGATTATGCGAACTAGGAAGTCTTGTATGTTATGGAGATAGTTTAATGGTATGGCTATTTCCAATAGAAACATTTAATTCGTTTAGAAATATTTATATTCTTACATATTATTTTGAAATGCAAATGCAAAAATATTATTATGATTATTATGGAGTACAATATACTTATTGGTCTGTTGCTGGAAATTCTATGAAAACATATCACCTTATACCCTATGACAAAACAATAAAATACACTTCATACGATTATAGTAAGTTGATTCATATTTGCGAAATAGACAAATTGAACATGATTGGTGATAGAGATACTGATTTGTCTTTTTCCTGGTATAACAGAAATAAAAATAACGCTTCTATGAAAGTATTAAAAAATAATTTGTATAATTTTTTTCATAATGTAAGAGAGAATAAGTCTAATGATAATATATGGACAACATTCAAAGAATATCAGAATGCTTTAAAAGGTAAAGGGTATACAAAGGGATATCTTCCATGTAATTGTAGAGCCACTAATGATTATATAAATAGAACATCTGTCGCATATCTTGTTAATCGGTATTTGAATCCATTTATTAAAAACTTTTTTACAATGAATAATATTTCGGTTGATGAAGATGGTTTTGCTTTATCTGAAATGCTTCAGTTCATATGGAGATCTGCTATCCGTGAGGGAAAAGATATTTGGGTATATATCCCTAGTATAAGAATGCGAAATTTATTAAAACAATGGATTCGAAACAATTCCACAACAAACAGAGAATAAGTAATTGTAACAAATAAACGCAGCACCAAATTTAAAGGAGGTATGCGAATGATAAACGAAAAGGAGACATTAATTTATGACAGGAAATTTTACACTAGAGGAACACCGTAACACTTTTGGAGGAATTATTAACTATACAGATTACTGCACCGACTTCCCACGCCACGAAAAAGCACAATCATGGGCGGATCGTATCTATGCCGATCTTCTATTTGATAAGAAATGCATAGAAAATATTAAAGCAAGAAAACGTACGGCGGAGGTTGATAAGTAATATGGCAGTTGAAAAGGATTTTGAAAACAACAATGAAAATGATCTTTGTTATCTGACTGGCGAAAGATATGTTTGCGTATCATTTACAGATAGAAAGATGATTAATCGTATAAAGAAAATTTATGAAGAACGTGCTGAAGAGTTTAAATACCTGACTCAGAATAAAGACGGAAGTATCTGTGCGAAAATTCCGAAGAAGTGGTTTCGTATCAATCCAGGATCCAAGCCTGATCCTAATAAGCCTAAGAAGCAACTATCTGAAGAACAGAAGGAAAAAATGAGACAGGCGTTGGCTGATTATAGAGCAAAGAAAAAGAAGTAATACTACTCTTCTACTATGTTCAGTTTATTTGAGTTTTAAAATAATTTAGACATCAAATTTCAACGAAACGTGCTTTAATGGTAAGTTGTTTGTCTTAAATATAAACGCTGAAATCGAGTCAATTTTCTATTGCTCTCAGAAAGGATAATTTTTAGAGATGTAAAATGTTGGCAAGAATAGACTATAAATATTTTCAAAAAGCAAAACAAGTCGCCGCTATCTCAGATTTTACAAAAATACATGTGGGATGCGTGGCGGTATATCAAGGATCTATTATAGGAATTGGATGCAATAGCAATAAAACCCATCCACGACAGAATTATTATAATCGTTACAGAGCTATAGATAATACATACTTTATTCCAAAGCTTCATGCAGAAATCAGCTGCATTAACTCTATCCGTAATCTGGATATAAATTTCTCAAAAGTTAAATTGTATATTTACAGAATCCGACATGATCAGGATTATGGTATATCTCGCCCGTGTCCTAGCTGCATGGCCGCCATAAGAGATATAGGAATAAAGGATATCTACTACTCTACTGATGATGGTTTTGCTTATGAAAGATTGAAATAATTTTAGAAATGAATGGAGAATTAATAAATGGTATGTGAAATATGTGGTGAAACTGAAGGAATGCATAATCCAAGGTGTCCTAAATATGAACCGGCAAAATTTGTTGCTATATGCGGAGTATGTGGTCAGGGAATATATGAAGGCGATGAGTATATAGAAAATGACCATGGCGAATGTATTCATTTTGGATGTGAAAAGAATTTACGTTGGTTATTAGACTGGCTTGGATATGGAGTCAAAAGAAATGGAGGATAATTTATGGGAAAGTTAATCAGAGGGATTAAAGAACTGTTTGGTGTATATGAAACCGGCAATGAGTACTATGTAGATATTGATGATATTGAGATTACGGCACAGTTTAGCGAAAGTAAACCAAGTTTTGCAAAACAGGAAGCAAAATATAATTACTATCTTAAGATGGGTGAGCTGCCAGCTCCGATTGTATTAAAGAGAGATTTTACACTGGTCGATGGTTACATATCTTATCTGATCTGTCAGTCTTATGGTATTGATATAGTGCCTGTATATTTTGAGGAGTAATCAGCATGGGAAGAATTGTAGTATTGCAGAATAATAATGATTTTGTAACAGATAATCTATCAGAAAAACTTTGTCTTAGAGAAGATTGCGGAGAGTTAAATGGCATCTATGCAGATAGTAAAGGTGAGTTAAAAGGTAATGTCGTTGCGAAGATATTGCCGAATGAAAATACTAAGAATTAAAAAAGGAGAAAGTATGGCTGGAATTAGCGTACCTCAATATGAAATTTTTAAAATCGGAACAAATAAATTAAAGTATTCTAATTGGGATCTAACGATTACAAAAAAGGAAGCATTTAAATATCAAGAGTTGATTTCTTTATTTGAAGCTCAAGAGTTTCGTATAATGGCAAATAAAATTCTAAAAAGACCTATTAAAGAAATTGATTTCACTAAAATTTTTATGCAGGTTGTAGTAGACAAGAAATCTGATTTTGCTAGAGTTACTGGTAAAAAAGGTATTATTGTAAATGGTGTTAACTACAGACGCTTCGTAGGAACAACCGGTGGCCTTAAAAATAACACTCTTCTGTTTTGCAATTCACAATATTTAGATAAGCTAAATGAATTATGCGAGTGCAAAAGAAATCCAGAATTAAAATTAGTTCCTGCTAAATATGAAGCATATAAAGCTTTGACTTGTTCAGCTTCCCAACCGATTTGTGATCCACATGGAATTTTAGTTGTAAAAGATTGCATTACACAATATTTTGCAGATGTTATCTCTCTTAATGATTGTGGAGATTCGAAAGAACCAATAAGAGAACTTATTAAAGGCAAAGCTCTTGAAAATAACATATCTGATGGCTTTAATCTTTGTACTATTCAATATATGCAGCGAGTTGCCGAATCTTTAGGTCTTGATTATATTCCTGGTGGTGTATGCTTAAGGAATGCATGGTTAAAAGGTATGCTCTACCCATTTCCTATTTATGAATTTATTGAGAAATATAATAATGGAAACTATATGATCGAGGATATTTGGGGGAATTATCAGGATATTAGACAGTGTGAAATGATTGTTACTGGATCATCACTTAAACTATGGGGAGCATATGACAATATTGAACAATATATAAGTGCATATAAAGAATGTGGATATGGATTCTCTGTAACAAAAATTTCTCCACATATTCTTGAAGAACAAAGAGAATTAAATTACCAGTATTTACAGTCTTATGAGTTTGCCGACGAAGACATTAAGGAATTATGCGCACCGACGATTAAGTATCTCAAGGATGCAATGTGTGGTGACTACACTTCTACTATTAAGTTCTTAGGAATTAATGAAAATACTGATGTAAATTCATGGCAACGTGCATTATATACAAGTGAATATATGCTTGGTGATCCATATGTAATTGATTCTGTACATAGGTATATCAAGAAAAAAATGAATGATGCAAAAATTGGGAAATTGTTCGTAAATGGTAATTATCAAATTGCCAGTGGTGATCCGTTTGCTCTGATGCAGTCTATTTGCGGATTAAATGTAACCGGTTTATTAAGGGCTAATGAGTGTTATTCAAAATTTTGGGTTGATAAAAACGAGAATGAAATTGTTGTTTTTAGAAGTCCTATGACAAGTCATAATAACATTCGTATGTGCAAAGTCAATTCGTCTAACGATTGTCAATACTGGTATCAATATATGGATACTATTATGATTATTAATGGTTGGGATTCATTTTGTATGGCTGAAAACGGAGAAGATTATGATTCAGATTTGAATTTTTCGACTAATAATGCTGTATTAAAAAGACGTTATAGATACTTACCTGCCATAGAATGTGTTCAGAGAAATGCAGAAAAAATTAAAGTTACAGAAGCAGCTGTAAAAACAACTAATAAAGCAGGTATGGGGAATCAAGTAGGTACTATCACTAACTATGTCACATCAATGATGGAAGTTCAATCTCATTTCGAGAAAGATTCGTCAGAATATAAAGAATTAGAATATAGAATTGAATGTGGACAGCTATACCAGCAAAATGAGTTGGACAAAATTAAGGGAATTATTGCTAAACCTATGGAAAGCAGTTGGTATAATCTTGGTGCTTGTGGACAGAATAAATACTTGCAGTCTCTATGTGCATATAGAAAACCTTATTTTATGATTTATGTATACGATGAGACAAAAAGACAATATAAACAATATATAAAAGAAAGTGATTCAAAGTGTTATGCACTTTATCATTGTTCCATTCAGGATCTATATAATAATTACGACTCTATTACAGATGAGCAAAAAGAATTTCTATTTTGGTATGAGCGAAAAATGCCAGTTGGCATAGGTGATTGCTCGATGAATCAGATTTGTAGATATGTTGAAAGTGAATTGGATGGTTATAAATCACAGTTACATAAAAGTTCTTCTTTTGATTACAACACATTAAAAGTAAAGAGGCGTTGTACCGAAGAACATAGACAAGCATTAAAAGAACTTGAGCAGTATTATTGTGAGTGTGTTGCGGAATATAAAAAGAAGCAACATTTAAATGACAAAATGACCGCCAATGAAAGCCGAAAATATTTATGTTCTTCTATTAAACAAAAAGCAATGGATATTTGTCCGAATGATGATGAGCGTATGAATATCATACTTGATATGACATACGGTTATAAAGGCAACCGGCAGTTTTGTTGGGATTGTATTGGAGAATTAATAATTAAACGTTTAGAAGGAATGGAGGAAGAAATTGTACATACTGAATGAAAAAGAATATATCATGGATGTATTGGCATCAGGAATAAAACCAGATAATATTTCTAATGGCTATCTGATAACTCTGATCGCTGGTGCTAGAATATAAATAGTACAAGCCAAAATGAGAAATTCCAAATACACATAAGCATGGTACAATAGAAACATG